TAGAAGATTTAACTGCTCTGTTTACATTATATTCAATTAAACTTGATTCAATATATTTACCTGGATTATTGGGATCAAGAGAGATCACATTAAAATTTATAGGTATAACAGTTCCTTTTCTATAATGCTTAATAGGTCTAGCTAAACCAAAACCAGTTGGAAATATATTACCGGGATCCATATTAGTTAATGGTCTAATATGGGTAGCTGTTACCCCAACAGGATTACTAAAAACACCAGTTCCTTTCCAAGGGACATACGGAATATTTTCTAATGTACTGTTATTACTATAACCACTGGCAGACTGGCGTCTCATATTTGTAGGATAAAAAGCGGTAGACATTATATAAATATAAAAGAAAATAAATATGCTTTAAGAAAACTATAAAAATAAACTATAATGAAACAAAAATTTGTCTATATATATAATAATGGTCTTGATTTATATTTTGATAATATTGTTCGTACTATTAGTTACTTATCAAGTAATTTTAGCGTTTTCTAGAACAAATAATCTCATTGAAGGATTAGAAAATGAAGGTACTACTAACACTAGTACCACTACAAGTACAAGTACACAGGAATATAAACCGTATAATTTGAATGATCCAAACAACTCTTTAATATTATCTCAACAAAATGCTGGAAATATTGAAGTTTTAAGAGGTAGAATTGATAAATTTGATGGAGTTAAAGAGCAATTAGATACAATACAACAAGAAGTTGATTCAATGCAAGTCCAAATAGATGGTCTAGTTCAACAACAAGCAGATTATGCTCAGGAAATAGCAGGCTCAACGCCTCCAGATATTACAGGAACAGACGGCGAAACAACTGAGAGTGTTGAGGCATCCATTGAAGAAGAAGATAATCCATAAAATATAAATAATTAAATAAATTCATCTTCATTTCTTTCTTCAAAATATGTCATAATACCAGATGCCAATGTTTCGGGAAAAATAGCTGTAGGAACTATTATACCATTTTTATCATAATCTATAAATGTAAATGGATCAAAATTATTCTCAGATAATATTTTCCATCTTTCAGTATATTGTCTATTTTTTTTAGAACCGTGAAAATAATGATATATCATTCCCGGTACATATCCAAACCTCAAGGTAGATATTTTTTCTTCATATTGAATAACGCTTTGTTTGTAACCGTCAGTAGAATCTACAGTAATAGCTTTAATAGCATTTCCAAGTAAAGCGAGCATCATTATATTGTCTCCAGAACCTAAAATAGATTTATCATATAAACCACCAATTTTTTCATAAGCTTTTCTTGTCATCGCCCACGCATAACCCGGATGCCAATAATTTATTCCTGTACCACAATGTTTATGTCCTTTATAATATTGATAACCTCCGCTATTGAAAATTTTCATAGTACATCCTTGTTTATCCATATCAACACAATGAGACCATATTTGTACAATATCTTTATGTCCATTTAAAATTTTTAAGGTGTCTAATGCCCAAGTCGAACTCTCAAATTCAAGATCTGCATCAATCCAAGCAACTGCTTTCCAGTTACGTGGTAACAACTTATTAACTCCCATATTAATCATATTTTCTTTATGCCACAAAGGAATTTTAGTATTTATCTGAAGATGGCGAGGATTTTTAGAGTCAGTCATTATAAATTTTTGATCTCCATAAGTTAATTCAACAATATATAATATCACATTTCGTTCTTCGTTCTCAATACGCTGTATAAATTCTTTAAATAAAATATATCTAGTTACATATAAACAAGGATTAGATATTACAGCAATAACATGTAGTTTATCTTCAATTGGATCGTTATTTTTAATAACTAATTTCAATTCGTTCTTTTTATATTTAAAATCATCTAATTCAATTCCCTTAATAACAGTCATAATATATATTGTAATATTTAAAAAAATTGTAATTTATCTTTAATACGCTAAATTATTTTATTTGTTATACATAATAAAAATAATTTATAGGTATATATTAGATAATGTCTGACAATATATTTCAAGAAGTATTAAAAAATGCTAAATCAGCGGAAGAAAAGTACATAGGTCCTGATTATCCTTATTACAAATATATTAGAACTCCCTCAGAAATTGGTATGTCTGGTAAGGGTAGTTTATCACAGTTAGGAAAAGATATAGATGGGTTAGTTAGTTATGTTGAATTGTTAGTATCAGGTGGTGGAAAAGCATCAGCAACCGGTAAACCTTTAGGAAACAAATTTTTCTTAAAAACAGGGGGTAAATGTACTGATAAATCAACTAGTCAAGAAGTTGATAGATATATTTATATTAATAACGTTCCTGCTGGAAATATACCATTTATATCGTCTGGTGCAGGTGTTAATTTCAGTGAATTTAAGGGTTTAATACCCGGAACAATTAGCAATTTAAATGCGTTTAATCCAATGGAAATGTTCCAGGCATTTTTATCAGGTTCAAAACCGGATTGTCAAGAATTAACAATGGAGACTATAGATATCTATAATAACAAGTCAACTGAAAGTCATTTTGTTACATTAATTGATATACAAAATATGGACCCTTGTATTTTTAAAGATAAAAAGAATCCTGTAAATGGAGAACAATGTAAAGAAACCTTTACAAATTTAAAGAGCGAACCCCAATGTTATACATGTTATAAAATTCCTAGTGATCCTATTTCACAAGTGTACTTTGCCTCATTAGGCGGTCTCGGCTTATACATTTTATATAAAATTATGTTAAAAAATGATATGGTACCTAATTTATAATACTTTGGATAATTTTGTTAGGGTATATGCTCACAAAATTATTTATATTTTATTTGCGATGACTTTTTTTGCTGTTTCGGCGTTTTTTGCTGTTTCGGCGTTTTTTTGAACCACCTTTAACTGAATATTGATTTGTTCCATTAGCATAATATTGCCACGAAGTTGGTTCAGCTACTTTCAATCCTGAAACTGGACTGGCATAATAAGTTAAACTTAGTCCTCCCTTTCCACCTTTCATTCTTTTACTCATAGTTCGTCTTCTACGTTTTCCACCATATGAACTCATCTGTTGATTAGGACTTTGATAACTGTTCATAGGTGCTGTTGTACTCATTGAATTAGATCCAGTACTCATTGGCGCTGTCGAACTCATAGGTGCTGTTGATCCAGTTGAACCAGTTGATCCTGTTAAATCTACATCTGACGACATCAAATTTTTTGTGGATTCCCAAACATTTCCGAGTCCACTTGTTATTCCGGAACTAGCTGAACCTAACAACCCTTCTGCCTGATTTGCTAAGTTACTTGCTCCTTGAGTTACACTGCTAGTAGCATCTGTTATTATTGATTTCTTTTCAGCATATGGGTCTGAACTACCAAACCATGTTGTAGGGTTAAACCAATCTCCACCTTTTTGGCTTCTTCTTGTTTTTCTATGTTTGGTCATTTATATAATATTATATAAGAAATAATATTATAATTCTTTAAAAAAATGTATTTAAGCACTTCTGTTAACAATCATTTTGAACAACTCAAAACCAGCTAAACCTCCAGCTACTTGTGCAACAATGTATGGGATTAAATCCGAACGAGGAATCTTTCCAGCATACATCAAAGCAATAGCTACAGCAGGATTAAACGCACCACCACTAATAGCACCACCTAGCATTACAGCTACCGCTAAAGCAGCGCCAATAGCAACATAATTTCCTGTAGCAAAAATCACAAAAACTAGGAATAATGTTCCTAAAAACTCAACAAGATATTTGTTCATCATTTATATACTACTTTTAGAAAATTATTGTATTAACTTTATTAAAATATCTTTATTTTCTTACTCTGCGAGTATTTGTTCTCTTACGACAGAAATGTTTTCTCTTTGTGGATGTTCTTGTCATACGGCATGACAAAATCTTACGACAAGGTTTTGGTGCTTTTCCGGTACACATAGAACCGTTAACACGTTTTCGGTAATAACGACGAGCTGAAGCAGTAGTGGCCATTTATATTATATTAAAAAATTTTTAACAAAATAAACAATATTTTAATATTCAACACTTGATTAATAATTTTGTCTAGGTATTGATCCCCACCCATTTATTCCCTGTTGAGACAAACTGTAGTTATATATGGAACCCTTCTTTTTTGGCGCTGTACACCCCCCAGAACGAGCTCTTTGTAATGCTGATCTTCTAAAACTAGTATCATAACTCTTTGAACCAATTGGCGCATCAAAAGATAATCCTACTTTATAGGACGATTTACCTACTGCCACACTTTTAACGATGTTAGTTCGCATTGATGAAGGTATTGGCTGAATATAATTCATATGGCTAGATACTGGATATTGGCGCTGTGAAGAATACGATACCTTTGTTATGGGATCAGATAACTTGCCTAAAGCATCTTGTCTAGCTTTTTCTCTAGCACTTAAAGCAGTTGCTCTTAAATATTGAGCTCTAGCATTCACGAACATATCGGCATAAACTGGCTCCTGACCAGGATAGAACTGGGGAGGTGTTGGGCGTTGACCTGTTAAGATACCAAAACTATGATATGGCATCGCACAAGGATATTGACTTGAATCTAAAGGGCCTCCTATTGGGGCATTTACATATCCTTGAAATGTTTGAGAACCTATTGATGTTGATATTCCATATGGAGTAGTCATTTAATATAAGATATGAAAATATAATTATCTTATATTTATAAACAAATTCCAGAATAAGCCTCATAATTTTCCCCATATTTACTTTTTAATAGGTCTTTATTGGCTTTTTCTACAGCAACAGTTTTTATTCCTGTTATTTCCGTAAATTTAGTTTGCGCAATTATCATACTTTCAGCCGTTGGCTTATAATGCCCTGATTTATTGTTTATACATATTGTAATGTTATTTGGATCATCGTCATTTATAGTTCCTGAACCAGCTGATATTACTGGCATACACGGTATATCTCTATTAATAATACTATTTAAATCTTGTATTAAAGGCATACTTTCAGCATTTGATATAATTCCATTATCTGATTTGAATTCTGTTAGTTCATTAAACTTTTGTCTCATTTCACTATATTCGTTTTGAGGAGTTACATCTAATAAACCATGAACCAAACAAACAGAATGTTTATTTATTGTCGCTCCCGTAATTATATATATATAATATGTATCTGAATTATTAAACAAAACAAATTTAAACCACATATTCTTCGATTTTTTAAAATTATCCAATAAAAAACCGGCACTCCTTGGATTTAATTGAAATGACCTATCTATTGCTAGATATATTTCTAATCCAGGACTATCCTTATTACCTATATTTTTCCCACACATATGTGTATTTTTTAAATCATTTGGCATAACAATTAACTCTCCTCCTTTATATATTCTTTTTTGTTTATATGATTTATTTTTTGTTTTTCTTAGTTTTTTGGTTTTTTGCATTACTAATATAGAGTTATATTATTTCTTCTAATTTATCATTTTTATATAAGAATAAATAACAACCACTATCTTTACACTTTACTCTTACGTCAATTGTCGCTTTAGTAGGAATGTTTCCCATAATTTTTATATTAGCATCTTCCAATAATTTTCTTAATTTTTTAGGATTTGTCTCATCTATTTTATGTTTATCATACACCTTATCTAAGAGCTCAACAAATTTATTTCTATTGGTATTCCCTGTAATTGGATTTGCAGAAGAAGAGAAATGTTTTTTATATTTAACATACCATTCATTTGCGATTGAATCAATTATATCTCGTTTTTCTTTTTGATGATCTCTTATGTATAATTCAGGCACAGCTTGGCTCTTATTTAAATTTGTAAATGCTTCTATTAAGTCCCCTAAAGTCGCATTAAATCTGATATTTACAGGTATATATTGATTATATAACCAACTCGCGTCATTATTGGAACCAAATTCACCTGGCCATAATAATTCCAATGGTTTCGAATTTTCTTCTTTTATAATTTTCAAAGATGTTAGTCTATGAATTCCATCTAACACCTCAAATATTTCCATTTTATTAGTGTAAGTCAAATAAAACATTGTGTCTATTGGTTTCTTGGAACTATAAATAGATCTTGCTATATCTGGACAACGTGCCATATCAGGAGGCCTATTATACGCCCAATTCTTAACAGAATCACCTAACAAATCCTTAACCTGTATTTTATAAATACCTTGTGTATCGCTTAATGATAATAATAAATCAGAAGAAGGAAAATGATGTTGCATTATTAAATGAATTAAACTAACAGGAATAAATTCTGATGATATATATGGTAAACGTGCACTAGTATATATATCTGTACTTGTTTGTTCCTCAATTATTTCCAACAATATATTGGAACTTTGAGAACTTGATTTTTGTTTCTTTGATGTTTCAATAATTTGAGACATTGTGTAAATGTATTATGGTGGTATCTATAATACATTTATTTAGTAAATCAATTTTTTATATTATTTATTACTTAATATCTTTTGCTACGACGAATTGCTACTTGGGAAGTATTATAGTCGTTTCCACCAAAAGATCTATCATTGTAATTCTTGTTAACTGCTAAATTTCTCTTAAATCTCGTATAATCCGAACCATCATATACAAATTTAACATTACAAGTAGAGGAAGGCACGTCTGGATTTACTTGAATAGCACTCCAAATTACTGATTGTTGACACGATGTCGAGGTACTACCAAAACGCTGTCTTAAACCATTTAATCCTGGTCTACTTTGAGGGGTTTGGCAACTTCCTCCACACGAATAATTCTCACGACTCAATAAATCGCCTGCGTTATTTACTGCTCTAAAAGGAGTTATTATTCTTTTAGGATAACCACTGCCAGTTGTTCGTGTTGTGTTCCAAGCATCTCTTAGAGTAAAACGAGTTCTAGCAAAATTGTCTGAGTTATCATGATCTACAAGTGGTTGAGGCATTATTCCTTTAAGACCTCCGCCAAGATATGGTCCTAATACTGGATTGTTATTTACATTTATATTTCGGCCAATACCAAGGATAGGGAAGCCAAACCCTATTCCACCAGTAGTGAAGCCTGATTTACCATTTGCTGTTTGTGAAAATCCTGTTCCAACGCTATTAGACATTTATATTATACAAGAATAAAAAAAATATTTGCTTAATGTCTAAATTTATATTCAAAAAAAATAATATAATAATATAGGTGTATTTTATAATGTTTGACTTTACTCTTCTAATCAGTGCTATTGTATTTGTTATATTGGATTACTTTTATTTGAATTTAATCAAAAATTATTTTGAAAATCAAGTTCAACTCGTTCAAGGATCGCCTTTGAAACTAAATTATCTAGGAGCGATTTTATGCTACATATTTTTGATTTTTGGAATTAATTATTTTATTATCAAACCTAAACGCAGTATACAAGATGCATTTCTACTTGGTTTAATTATATATGCTGTTTTTGAAACAACCAATTTAGCACTTTTTTCGAAATGGTCTTGGTTCACAGTTCTAATAGATTCTTTATGGGGAGGCGTTTTATTCGCATTAACAACTTATATTGTTAACATTATAAGGGGTATACGGCTATAAAGTATAACGTATAAAGTATAACGTATAAAGTATAACGTATAAAGTATACAGTTTAAAAATATAATTCATCCGCTAATCCATATTTAATTGATTTCTTTGAATCTAGCCATAGATCGTGCTTCAATAATTTTTCCAGCTTCTTAGGTGTTAGTTTAGAATATTCAGTATAAATACTTGTTATTTTTGACATCATATTTGTCAAATTTTTATATTCATCTGTTATTTCACTCATCTTACCCCAACACTCACTGCTTAATTGATGAATAAGCATATATGCTGTTGGTCTAATAAATCGTTTCTTACAAACAACAGATATTAGTGTTCCTGCAGAAGCAGTTGCTCCTTCAATAATTGAATATACTGGTACTCTACAGCATTTAATTACATCAATAGCGGCAAAAGCTGAATGAACATAACCGCCATTTGAATATATATGGAGATATATTGGTATTTCATCTAGTCGCAATCTAAGGGAAGTTACTATACAATATTCTTCTGTCTGCCGAATTAATGTATTTAATTTTGAAATACTATTACGATCAATTTCCGAATAAAAATAAATATGGTTATTTTCTCTATATATTTTTTTGTCCTCTTCTTCGTCTTCATCATCTTCGTCTTCTTCTGCTTTTTTATTTATGTTTTTATCTGTGTGTTTATCGACAGTTTTAGAAACAGAGTTACTTAACAACTTGTATTTTGGATACTTGAAATTCATACCAATACTAACAATATAAAAAAAATTTTATATTGTTTTAATAATATATTATTTTCATTTATTATTTTTATTTTTATAAAGTTATATCTATAAACTCTCTTTAGTGTTCTGTCATAATTCTTGGAACTACATTCATTGTAGTTAACTCTTGGAATAACAGTTTACAAGCATACGGAATTTCTACATAAGCAAAGTCTACTCTGTTATCACAAGTACGGCAACAGTGAATATGCAGTTGATCATTATATGAAGCAATGATACCACACTTTTTACAAACATATACTGAAAATTTATCCGATGCATCATACATTCTTCCTCTAGTAAATCTAGCAGCTCCGTGTGATACCATACAATCTCGTTCCATTTCTCCAAACCTTAATCCACCATCTCTGGAACGGCCTTCCGCCGGCTGCCTTGTCAAATTCACCATTGGACCAATAGATCTGCTATGTTGCTTATCATTAACCATATGCTTTAAACGCTGATAAAATACTGGACCCATAAAGACATTACACTCGATTTGTTCTCCAGTTAGACCATTATACATCAACTCGTTACCGTGAGCTTCATACCCCAAATCCAACAATTTTTGAGAAATTGTACTTACATCTAATTCTCCAAAACTTGTTCCATCTCCAAACAGACCTAGTTCGACTAAGACCTTTCCTAGAAGCGTTTCCTTTAACTGACCAATTGTCATACGAGATGGAATTGCGTGTGGATTAATAATAATATCAGGTCTAATTCCGTCTTTTGTAAAAGGCATATCTTCTTCTGGAATTATATTACCGACAGTGCCCTTTTGACCGTGTCTCGATGAGAACTTATCACCAATAACAGGTCGTCTTAAAGATCTTAATCTGACTTTAGCAAAACTATAACCATCTCCATTTCTATCAATATAATTTTTATCAATATAGGTCTCCTCTACAGTTCTATATTGCTTGCTACCATCTTCATATTTAATAACCTTTGTATGATCATTTCTATTTTCTTTAATAGGCGTTACCTTTGAAATAATAATATCGCGATTTTCAATCAATGTATTTTCCGGTACAATACCTTTTGAATTCACTTTATTGTAATTACCGAATTTCATTCCCTTTGTTTTAGAGGGATCTGGTTTACATCTGATTTCTTCATCGCCATTTATTTTTTGTTTATCCTCATCTTTTTCAGTATGTGAAATCGTTATTTGTAATAATCCTCTATCGATAGAACCCTTATTAACAAGCAATGAATCCTCTTGATTATAACCAGTGTGTGTCATAATAGCCACATTAATATTGCACCCAGACGGAATTTCATTCAACTTAATCAAATTCATAACACGAGTGTCAACCAATGGTCTAGTAGAATAACTGAGAACATATGCGGTTTTGTCCATACGCTCATTGAAGTTTGTTGCGTACACACCCATCGCTTGTTTTGCCTGAGCACATTGATATGTATTTCTAGGTGACTGATTGTGGTCAGGATAAGGAATACATGACGCGACAACACCAAATATAGTAGACGGATGGATTTCACAATGTGTAAAATTATATATACTGTTTCCATTTGTTTCTATAATATTTTTTGGTTTTGTAGCAATCATACTGAAACTTTGCTCTTCAGGATCAATATACTCAATAATCGAATCATTAATTTTACAATTTGTTAACAAGTCATCCCAAGATAGATTATTCGATTTTATTTCATCAATAATCTTATCAGTGACAATAATGTTTTTATCCTTAACTCGCAATAATGGTCTAGTAATTCTACCACTGTCATTACAAACTCTAATTTCTTGTAATCTGTAATCAAATATAATAGACGTATAAATATTGATAATACCTTTATATTTCATATCCTTAAGCAATTTGTAAAGATTTTCAGGATCTTCTGAAATTCCAGTCCAGCACCCATTAATAAATACCTTTACCTTATCATATATTTCTGATGGTTTTAATTTTTTTAATTCAACAATATGAGGTTCAACATATTCATATAATGAAATACTGTTAGAATGAATAGTTATATGCGCCATATAACTCATATTTTTCACAATACCAACTGAAGCACCTTCAGGAGTATTATGAACGACCAGACCATCTGTCAAGCAAAATCTTCCGCGTTTATCGTGTAGTTGCCATCCAACATAAGGACCTTCGCCCACTTCTACTAAACTAAATTTACTTTCATCAGTATGTTTTTGTTTAAATAAAACTAAATTCATTTTTGTATCAATATCCAATTTAAGATAATTTTCAATTGTTATATCTAATGTGTCATCATCACCAACTGTTATTATCTCTAAACCACTGTATATTAATTTATCTCGTTTAGAACTGATTATTTTAAGAGTTAGAATGTGATTATCTGTTACTCTATGTTTCATAAAGTTATCTTTATCTGGAATAACGTCATACATATTCTTTGACCCAGAACACGTGGAACGAACTGTTGTAGGATTTCCAAGGTCATCTACAAGAACATCGTCAACTATTATATTTTTTGCACGTTTAACGGAACCATCCCACATTAAAATCTCTGTTTCTGGATCAAAACATTCTGCTGGGCAACAAAATCCCCAAGACGTATTATGTAACTTACGAGGAGGAATTAATTTACCACTTTTATCAGTTGGTGTAGACACTCTTCGTAAATGACTTAAACTGGCTACATATGTTAACCTATTTAACACTTGTGCTACACCTACTTTATTGGAATTAGTATGTTTTATTCCGAAGTCACCAGTAGATAAAGCGCGCTTGAACCCGTTTTCAATGGTATTTGATTTCACAATTTTATAGATATTTGTCAAGTTAATTATATTTTGGTAATCTTCGCTTGATCTCCAAGAACCATTGTTAACCTCTTTGATTATCTGTTTCTCCATATCTTTCACAAGCTTATTGAAATAATTTCTGAACAAGTTATTTAAAGATGTGCCTGTCAAGTCAATGCGTTTGTTAATATATGAATCTCTATCATCCCCTTTAATCCAATCAAAACTGGCTTGCATCAATTTATTTGCCATATATCCTAAGAAATAAATCTTTTGGTTTAGAGTTTGACAATGAGGAAATAGATCATTTTCTAAAACTTCAAGAGTGAATTGGTGCTTTTTTAATGCTCCAGTTTCTTTATCCATATTGATCGGAGTATAGCTTACGTGACTGGTAATATATTTAATACAATCATCGTAAGTCATATATTTATTCGCTTCAATAATTGATGCTTGTAAGTTATCTAGCATAGGCTTGTATTTAGCTAATGAAATATTTAATAGAATATATTCACAAATTTCTTTATCGGAAATAACTCCTAGAGCACGAAACACTATAAACAAAGGGATAGGTTGCTTTATACGAGGGATCTGTAAACAAATGGGTAGTCCAAAGCCGTTGTTCTTTGAACTTATCATCATATTAATTTGCTTAGGAGAAATACATTTGAAATCTGGAACTGATTTAATTTCAGCTTTCCAAGTATATTTTGTGTCATTTTTAGAAATATTGAAACAATAAACGCGGTTTTCAGCAGCACGCTCTTGTCCTAGGACAGTCTTTTCTGAACCGTTAATAATAAAATATCCACCAGCATCGTATTTGCATTCACCGGTATGTTGACTATCAACGTATTTGTATTGACTAAGAACACAAATATTAGACTTTAACATAATAGGTAATTTTCCAATATGAATTTTAGGTAAAGTTTTATACATTGTTTTAACATTTTCTAAGTTTTCTCCATCTCTAATAAGATATTTAATGTTTATATCAATTGTCATAGCAGACGCATAAGTGAAATTCCTTAAACGAGCTTCTTGAGGAAACATCAGTTTAATAGCTCCATTATTCTCGTGAATTTGGGGACGATAAATATGAAAATTCTCAAAAGTAATAAATATCTCTAACGAATATTTGCCAGACTTAGCATCGTAATCATTCTCTGATTTGATATGAATTGGATTAAACATTTCAATCGTTTTAATAATTTGGTACCCAACAAAATTATTATACGATTCTAATTGATGTCTGACCAATCTATCTAAGTGTTGGTCTTTAAAATATGATTCAATAATAGTCCAAGGATCTTCAATATATGGATTATTTACAAGATCATAACTGTCATTTTTAATAATTGATTTACTCATTTTACTGTTACTTGTGTTTGTTTGCGTATTGGTTTTATTGTTCATCCTTGGAGTTATTTTATATATCAATTTTTTTTTAAATAGTTTTTTTATATATTAGTCTTTTTTGTATAATTCATTTTAAAATACTGAAAAATAGCAGTTTTTTAATTTGTTACGATAAATGGTAAGAAAAATATACTATGTATTTCAGGTATTTTTTTCAGTCAGCAACTTCAAAGTATAAAAGTGAATTGGTTTTCGATTTTGGACATTTTTAAAAATGTCCATTTTTGAAAAACCGAAAAAACTTTTAAAGAAAAGTTGTGAAAATCGATTTGTGACGATAATGCTCTAAAAATCTTTTTTTACAAATTTTATTTGTGATTGTAATTTTTTATATTATTTTTATGTATTCTTATACAAAATTACAAATAAGATATTTTAAGATTTTAAAATAAAAAAATCTTAAAATATATTATATAATGCCAAAAGATAATATTGATTATTCTAATACTATAATTTATAAAATTTATTGTAAAGACGAAACTATACCTGATATATATGTAGGTCATACTACCAATTTTATTCAAAGAAAATATCAGCATAAATTGGCTTGTAATAATTTTAAGGAAGACTTTAAAATTTATAAAACAATAAGAGGAAATGGTGGGTGGAATAATTGGGATATGGTCGAGATCTCCAAATATAATTGTAAAAATTCAACAGAAGCCAGAATTAAAGAGCAAGAACATTATGAACTATTAAAGGCAACATTAAATAGCGTCCCTCCATATATTAATAAATTCAACTATTTTTGCTATACATGTAACATTCAATGTTCTAATCAAAAACATTATAATGAACATATAAACTGTAAATCCCATAATAAAAAAACTGATATACAAATGGATGACGCGGATGACGTTTTTTCCCCAGATTCATCATCGGTAATTAGTTGTAAAGTTTGCCACTATGCTACGTGTAATAAAAAGGATTTTAACAGACATTTAAACACTAGAAAACATAAACGGATGACAACAGAGTTACAAATGGATGACAAATTATCTAACAAAACATATACTTGTAATTGTGGCAGTGAATACAAATATCGTCAGGGATTATGGAAACATAAACAGATTTGCGATAAAATACAAAGTTCAGAAAGTTCCGAACCAGAAGACGAGTCTGAATTGAAAATACTAACTAATTTAGTTAAAGATGTTATTAAACAAAATATTGATGTCATTAAACAAAATCAAGACCTAACTAACAAAATAGTTGATATGTGTAAAACTGGACAACCCAACAATATATCTCATAGTAACATACATTCGAATAATAAAACATTTAATTTACAATTCTTTTTAAACGAAACCTGTAAAGACGCTATGAACATATCCGAGTTCGTCGAATCTATTAAATTTCAAATTAGTGATCTTGAACATACAGGTAACACCAATTTTGTTGAAGGCATTTCTAATGTTGTTTTAAATAATTTAAAGGATTTGGACACTAGACAAAGACCAATACACTGTTCAGATAATAAACGGGAAATTCTATATATTAAAGATGATAATCAATGGATTAAAGATGATGAACCAAATAATAAAATGTCAAAAGTCATAAAACAAATAGCAAACAAAAATATGAAACAAATTCCTGAATGGGTTAAAAATAATCCAGATTGCTACGATTCTTCATCTAAAAAGAACGATACTTATTTGAAAATTGTTTGCAATTCAATGTCAGGAGGAACTGAATTAGAACAAAAAAATAACATAAGCAAGATAATATCTAGGGTAGCAAAAGAAGTGGTTATTGATAAGAACAATTAAAATGTTATTAATTATTTCAATAAAAGATATAAATGTAAGTTCTAACTATACTATACAATTAATAATGAATAAAAGAAATAAAAACGATAAACGCTTTTCCGGGTTTAGATCGTATACTGATATAAATAATTACAACAATTGTTTACTTGAATTAGATAAAACAAATAAAGAAAATCCTCCGAATACTCCTATTCCCGTATGTAAAAAATGTACAAAAAAAGAAGAAATAAAAGACGTTGTTAAGTCTATTGATAAAACATTTAATAGTTTGGATTATAAAAATCAAAATTTTACTGGAATTAGTCCTTGGGAGTCATTATTGGCCTCTGTTGAAAACCAGATAGATCCTAATTTATATGAAAAAAATGATGAAAAAAATAATAGTAATAGTAAAAGTAATAGTAATAGTAAATCTTCTGAAGAGATAATTAAAGATAAAGAAAGAGTTAGAGAAAAGTTAAATGCTACACCATTTGTTTATAAAAATAAAGTTACTATTTCTACAGAAATAGAAAACATTACTGATTTATTGAAATTAATTGAAACCTATCCTGACGACAGAGACACAGAATATAATATTAATATAACAGCTTTACATAAAATTAAACAACCATTAATGGAATTAAATAATATGATAGGAATGAAAGAATTAAAAGCAAATATTGTTGACCAAATTATATTTTATATTCAAAACTTACATACTTTAAATTCATCTGGTAATGATTTTATGCACACTGTTATTTATGGACCACCTGGAACCGGTAAAACAGAAATAGCCAAAATTATTGGTTCTATTTTTTCAAAAATGGGGATTCTTAAAAAAGGCATTTTCAAAAAGGTAACACGCGCTGATCTAATTGCCGGTTATTTAGGTCAAACAGCTTTAAAAACCAGAGATGTAGTTAAAGAATGTTTAGGTGGAGTATTATTTATAGATGAAGCATATGCTCTAGGAAACGAAGAAAAACGAGATAGCTTTTCAAAGGAATGTATTGATACATTGTGTGAAGCATTGAGCGACCATAAAGAGAACTTAATGGTTATAATAGCTGGTTATGAAACCGATTTAAATAACTGTTTTTTTAGTTATAATCAAGGGCTTAATTCAAGATTCACGTGGAGGTTCAAAACAGATGAATATAGCTGTGAAGATCTATATAATATTTTCTTAAAGAAAGTAAATGATGGTGGATGGCATTTAGCAGAAGAAACAAAAATAGATGTTAAATGGTTTGAAAAGAACAAATCCAAATTTAAGTTTTATGGAAGAGATATAGAAACATTATTCGCAAAAACCAAAATAGCTCATAGTAGGAGAGTATTTTGTTTGGACCCATCTGTAAAGAAATATTTAACAATTAAGGATTTAGACAAGGGTCTAGAAATTTATTTGAAGAATGAAGACTCAAAAAGTAAAGATAAGGATAAAGAAAAGTATAAAAGTCTTATTAATAGTATGTATGTTTAAAATATAACTATTTGTGTTTTATTCGTAAAATTGTTTTTTTATTATAATACATATGTCAACTAAAAAAACAATTCAAATTAATCCTGAGTTATTTAAAGTAGCCGGGAGTAAAACTAAAAAAAACAGAGAAAGAAGGGAATTAACACTCAAACCTATTGTTTCTCCAAATAATTTGAAGGATAAATTATTAAAAAGAATAAAGGAACATAAAACTAACGAATTCAAAAACCCAGTTACTAATACCAATACCAATACTAATACTTATGTTAATACTGAAAGTATATCTTCAAATAAAGATGACAAATATACGGATGAATTTTACGGAGCAATCGATTATTTATCTGGAATATCTAAGAAACAAAAACAACAAAAAGCGTTAAATAATAAAACTCTAAAAACCCATCCTGCATTACATGTACCAACAAACAACCAAATAAATTCAAATAATTCAAATAATTCAATTAATCCATATATTTCATTAGATCTACCTCCAGAATTACAAGAACCCATTAGACCTAATACATTTGTGTCTCCAGATGTTTTTAAAGTTAATTATAAACCTGATGACATACCATATGGATGTTTAAAAAATGGGCATAAAAAAACATATAGAGAATGGAAGGAACTATCATCCATAAACGAACAAACGCATATAGCAGACTTTGTTCGACCTCCTACTCCTCCAAAAAAAAATGTAGGTATATTATTGGACGGAGCTACAGAAATAACAACTGAACCGAGTGTACAGCAATCTTTATCTAGAGAAGAACGATTAGAACAAATTAAAAATAAACTAAAAAAATTACAAGATCAAGAAACAGCTTCAAAAATGAAAGATGTAGAAGACTTCAATACTATGGAAAAGCAACTAACAAAATCATTGGGGGTAAGTCAATTAGACGACTTACCTGAACTTGATGAAAATAAATCTGGTATGCCAGATATTGAAGAATTAATAAATCAACGTAATGATCAAATAGAAAAAGATAATCCTAAGAAATATTTAAAAAAAACGGTTAAAAGAAAATTCACATTAGGAAAGTCTGATAAATTAAAACGTGTAGCCGTTCTAATAAAGGATAGACAAACCAGAAAAAATATAATAAACACTCAGAAAGAACTCAAAAAAACGAATATTACAGATGTGCGTAAATATTTGCGCCAGCACGGAATAATTAAAGTAGGGACAACTTGCCCTCCTGATATTTTAAGAAAGACATTTGAAGCGGCTGTTCTCACTGGCGAAGTAACTAACACAAATAAGGAAACCCTTTTACATAACTTTTTGAATGAAGATACAAGTAATTCTTAAAAAATATTTTCTTGGTTTAAATAAATGAACACTATAAGAAATGATTTACCACAAAAAACCAAAGACTTTTTTAAGAAAATGGAAAATTATTTGGATACCGAATTAGTTTTTTATGGTTCTGTAATTAGATCTGATTATGTACCTGGTAAAAGTGATATTGATGTTGCTGTTTTTACAGATAACGAAAATAGCATAATGAGCAAATTACAACATTTTTTACACGTTAAACGGAACGAATTTGATAAAGTTGTTTGGAAATTAGAGGGTAAAATGATTTACGGTTATAAAATAAAAATACTTGAACAAAATGCGGAAATTGCTATTTATAATAATGATTTCAAAGAGCAATTAATAGAAGAACTCAATAAACCAATAATAAACAAAACATTTTTAACAACCACTTTATTGTTATTATTGAAATTATTTTATTATCAGTTACCATTAATTCCAACAGATTTTTATTTAAAATGTAAAAGATATGTGTTGAATGATATGATGGGGAAAAAGGAATCTGTTTTTCACTTGATAAGACAACATTAGGTTACTAGGTTACCAGATCATAAGATCATAAGATCATAAGATCATAATTATACTATTTAAAGATATCTTATTAAATAATATAATAAAATGTCTTTAATAAAAGATTATTTTCAAAAAACAAAAAATCATATTGAAGACTATGGTGAACTAACAATAGTGCTAATCCAAGTCGGTGCATTTTTTGAAGTATATGGATTGAAAGATAAAAATGACAATATTAATGGTAGCAATATTATGGATTTTTCAAGAATTTGCGATTTAAATGTTGTTGATAAAAAGGCATGCTGTGACCTCGATGCAGTTGTTATGGCCGGATTTAAAGACCATCTATTAGATAAATATGTGAAAAAATTACAAGACGCCGGTTATACTATTGCTGTATATGAACAAGATGAACAATGCGCCAACACTACTAGAAGTCTAACCGGTATATTTTCACCAGGAACATATTTTTCTACTGATACTGATAGCATAACTAACAACACGTGCTGTATTTGGATTGAAGCTAAAAAAGGTTCCACAAAAAATAAGGATAAAATGTTCATTTACATTGGAGCATCTGTTGTTGATATTTTTACTGGAACAACCAGTATAATGGAGTATAAGGAACAATATATTAAAAATCCATGCACATTTGATGAATTAGAACGATTTATTTCTATTTATAATCCTAGCGAAACAATTGTAATTTCCAACTTATCTGTTTCAGAAGTGGATGATATTGTCAGTTACGCAAATATAAAAAGCAAATCATTACATACTGTTAGTTTAATCGGAGATTCTAAGAGTTCAAAGACTATACAACGAGCTCTTAATTGTGAAAAACAAACATATCAAATAGAGCTCTTAAATAAATTTTACAAGGTAAACGATATAACATCTTTTATGGGAATTTTCAATGATAACGTGTATGCCACTCAATCTTTTTGTTATTTATTGGATTTTATTTATCAACACAATCCAAATTTGATCTATAAAATTTCTGAACCGATCCTAGAAAATGACAGTAAAAAATTAATATTAGCTAACCATTCATTAAAGCAATTGAATATTATTGATGACGATAATTACAAGGGAAAATATTCATCCGTAGTCAAAATGTTGAACGACTGTATTAGTCCAATGGGAAAAAGAAAATTCACATATAATTTTTTGAACCCAGTTACAGACGAAGAGTATTTACAAAAGGAATACAACATTATTGAACACTTATTACCAAACGATAAAGAATATTCTTCTGTTAAAAATTTGTTAGTTCAAATGAAAGATATATCTAAAATATTAAGACAAATTATGTTACAAAAGGTTAGCCCAAAAGCATTATATCAATTATACGCTTCCATAAGTTCGGCTAAGTTATTGTATAATTGTGTAAATTTAAATTCTGAGCTAAAAGATTATTTGTGTCAAAAGATAATTCATTTTGTTAGTTTGATGAAGCAAATAGACGGTGTATTACAGTATTTTGATAATGTTTTAATTCTGGAGGATTGTAAAGAAATTGATAATATTCAGAAAATAGAAAATAGTTTTATAAAAAATGGAGTAGATCAAGACTTAGACAATAAAATAAAAACATTGATGGAATCTCAAGACCAGTTAGAAGCGTGTCGTTCCTATTTTAGTAACATAATATCGGCATATGAATCATCAGGTTCAAAAGGAAAGAAAGGAAAGAAAGGAAAGAAAGTTGTAGAAGAAGGTGATGATGATGGAGACGATGATGTAAAATCGTATGTTAAGATACACGAGACTGAAAAGAATAATTTTAGTTTGATTGCCACTGATAGACGGTGTAAATACTCGAGGAAAAAATCAAAAATAATAATTCTGTGACCTTGAAATATAGGTCTAGTTATTCAAATGAGGAAAAACAATTTACGCTCTCATTGGAACTAGAATATAACAAACAATCGGTTTCAAATAAAACCATTTCAAATGGTCAAATTATTGCCCTGTGTAAAAATGTCGGGTTTATTAAAGTCAATTTGATCGATACCGTTTCAAAAGTATATCAAAATATAGTAAAAAAAATACAAGATTATCAAGACGAAATAAACAATATAAGTGAATTTATTACTTATGTAGATTTGGTTTTTGCTAAAGCATTTATCGCTAATAAATACAACTATTGTAAACCAGAGATAGTGTTAAATGAAACCGGTAAATCTTTTGTTGAGGTAGAAGACCTAAGACACTGTTTAATAGAAAAAATTCAACAAACTGAATTGTATGTTGCAAATGACCTTACCATTGGAAAAGGCACTGATAAAAACTCTGAATTAGATGGTATATTGTTATATGGCACGAATGCCGTCGGAAAAACTAGCTTTATCAGAGCATTAGGCATTTCCGTTATAATGGCTCAAGCTGGACTATATGTTCCAGCATCAAGCTACAAATTTAGACCATATAAATATATTTTTACGCGAATTTTAGGGAACGACAACTTATTTAAAGGGTTGTCAACATTTGCAGTTGAAATGTCAGAGTTAAGAACCATTTTACGCTTAGCAGATGATAAAAGCCTGGTCCTCGGCGACGAACTGTGTTCCGGAACTGAGAGCATAAGTGCTGTTAGTATATTTGTTGCCGGGGTCCAGGCTTTAACGCGTCAAGGGTGCTCCTTCATCTTCGCTACACACCTCCACGAAATCATCAATTACGAAGAAATTACCTCCCTACATAATGTAGGTATGAAACATATGAGCGTCATATATGACAAAGAGAGGGATTGTTTGATTTACAATAGGAAGCTGCAAGATGGTCCGGGAAATAATATGTATGGATTAGAAGTGTGTAAATCGCTGTCATTGCCTCAAGACTTTTTAGAAAATGCGCATAATATTAGAATGAAGTACCATCCAGAGTCGGCTAGTCTTTTGACAAGAAAGGGATCACATTTTAACGCAAAACATATAACTGGCGGATTATGTGAAAAATGTGCTCAAAATCCAGCTATAGATGTTCATCATATGATTTTTCAGAATGAAGCGGATGATAAAGGAACAATTAGACAAAATGGATTAACTTTCAATAAGAACAATAAAGCCAATTTGATAAATCTGTGTGAAAAGTGTCACGATGATATTCATAAAACAAATAAAAAATATAAGAAAACAAAGGCGACTATAGGAATAATATTAGAAGAAATCTAAAAAATAATTTGTAGACATAATATAATAGCATATGGAAACAAATACAAATACAAATTTAGAAATTATTGGAGGGGGGCGTGAAACAAAAAAAACTTCTGATAGAGTAACTGCTCCTAAAGTAACTGCTCCTAAAGTAACTGCTCCTAAAATAACTACTCCTAAAATAAATAAAAAAGAAAAAGCAGAAGCGGAAGCAAGATTAAACGCACAAGTTACTAAAAAACCCATTTGTAATACATTAGAGAAGATTGATGTTGTTGTTGGTGATAAAGCATACGTTGAAATTAAAAACGAGTGTAAAGGTACTGGCTACGGTTTCGAAACGTATATGCCTATATTACATATTACAAATAATGCAACTAATGATAATGCAACTAATGATAATGCAACTAATGATAATGCAACTAATGATAATGCAACTAATGATAATGCTTTAAATAATAGTGATGTTAGTGTCTCAGATGCTAGTCAGGATACCCTTATGAATAGTTTTTTGCAGTATAGTTCTGAGAACATTAGTAGTTCATCTGCAAAAGAAGGTGATGTTCGTGTTGGACTAAAAGCTGACGTTACAATCGTTAAAGTTCGTAAAACAGCTTGGTTAACCTTGGCTAATGCTTTAGTCTTTTATGCAAAAGAACTAGAACCAACCCCAATACCAATAACTGAAACTGGAATATATAAAAACAAACAAAACGATAAAGAAATAACATTAGTTGTTCAAGCAAACCAATCTAATAAAAGGTATACCGCAATATCCAAGACCTATAATTTATGTAAATTTGGTGAAGTTTTTGAAGGCGCCAATGTAGATGAAGCTGAAGAACATATGTCAGGTGGAGCAGGACTGGTACGCAAAAATATGGAAGATAACAATCCAGCTATGAAAAATATAGATGAAGCTATGTTTGAAATAATTTCAATATTGTTTTTATTAATGAACATCAACTATGAAAATTGGTCTCAAAAAGCAAACCTAATAATACAAGCATTTATTGCGACATCATCTGCAAAGGAATACTTAGACACAGGCCAGCTATATGCTATTTGTGGTCCAACAATAAAACTAAATGAAAAGAGAGGATATAAAGCAAAACAAATTTTAGATAGATGTAAAACTTATTTTTCCGTGGTTGAACAAATGGACATTCCTAAAGGAGGTATGAATAATGGTAAAAAGATGGGGTATAACTATGATAGTGATTCTAGTGTTTCTAGTGTTTCTACTATAAATAGTCTTGACAGATTAAACCAATTACGACCAGAATTTAGAAATAATTCGGAACTTTTAGCTAGTTTGCAACAATTCGAAGAAGAAGAAGAATCACTAAAACGATCTCGAGCTCTTATAGGTAAGACTGCTGTTACACCTACTCAAAGAAATACCCCAGATAATAGCCTAGTAGCTACTGTTACAGGAGATAGCCCACCACCTACTCTAAGAAATACCCCATATAATAGCCTAGAAGATACTCTTATAGATGATCAAAATTCACAGAGTTCAGAAATGCGTATTAATCGTAAGCTTGCTTATGATTATGATAAAAGTGATGATGCTTTTGAGCAAACAAATTTTAATAATGAAGCGAATGAAGATGAAAGCAACGCTGTTATTGCGAATTCTTTTGAAGATGAAAACAACGCTGTTATTGCTAATTCTAATGATATTGCTTCTGGTATTAGTTCTAGTTCTAGTGATATACAACTTCCACATAAACCAATGCTTGAAACTATAGATGGAGCAGCCACTCGTATTGCTGCAAATCAATTTTTTGCCTCATATTGTGCTTCTAAATTAGAAGGTAAAAAAAAATCCGAGAATGCCTGTTTTGTTATTGATAATAATGATGTATTTTTATTAACTATATGGTTTTCAAAAGATACCAACGTTATAAAATTTCTTGAAGATGAATTAAACAAATATCATCAACCAAATTTAACAAAACCCAAGATGGCTGAAATTAATAACAAATTTATTGAAAATGATAATACAATAGATGAATTAATAATACAACTCAAAAGACCTGAATTAAATGAAAAATTAAAAATACAAAAACAAGAAGAATTAAATAAATTAACAAAACAAAATGCAGTCAAAAAAATAGATATTTGTTACTATATTTTACAAAATTATAGAGATCTATTAGAATCCACTAGAACAACATTAAAACAAAAGAGTAAAACTGCTTTAGTAATTGAAAAAAATGACTACGATATTTTCAGTGTAGCTTGTTTTTTATACAAATATAACTCTAGTCCTAATATTGTCGAAGACTTAATAAAGTGTAATTTTGATCCTCTATGTCACGATAATGGACATTCCAAAATATATAGATTAATAATGGTTTTAATATTTATTTTAAAGAATTCAACAGAGGACATAAAGGCTAATTTGAAGTTAATGTTTCCTTATTATTTTGTAAGTGATACGGATACTTTTGACCCAGCCAAAATAAAACAGTTAGATGCTACTACAATTGTAAATGAAGTATACATATTTTTACCTAGTATGTTTTTAGGTTTAGACAAGTACATTAATTATATTTTTCAATGTTTAACTAATGACCAAAAATGTATTTTTAAAATATTAGCGGGACATAATTATGACAAAATTGAAAATCAACTATTTTTAAGATTGCTCAAAAAAAGTTGTTATGTATTTCAAGTGTTAAAACAAGACGATAAAGATTCAGACAAAGTTATTGTAACTTGTTTCAATGATTCAGCGCATAAAGCATTTCAAACTGCAAATACAAAGGTAAACAGGTTTGGCGGTAAACAACTAAGCTCCTTTCTCTTTACACCTAGGTATACATATTGCGCTATTGACGCACCATTAAAAAATGGAGTATCTTTATCAGGTTACAATTTAATCCCTTTTTATAGTAAGGTATATTTGACAGCTGTAACCATGAATGATGCTGCCAGTCAAATTACTACCTATTCTGGAAAATATACAGAACCAATATGTATTAAAATCGATGTTAACAACATTAAAATCGATGTTAACAACATTAAAACTGATGAAAAATCATTTGAGTTTACTTATAAATATGTCTATGGTAAAAGTGTTTCAATAAAGTCTAAAGATATTGAGATTCCGGAACAAATAAAAAATTTTGGCGGAGAATATGAAGATCAATATAAAGAAATAATAGAGGATTTAAACAATATAAAATTCAAATTTTATTCTGGTAAAAAAAATGTTGACGCATTTAAAGTCGAGTTAAAACTCGCAGTTGACCCTTTACTTTTTATTGTAGGTAAAATTGACAGTAAAATAAGAGATGCATTATCAAGACTATATGAAAATTGTATTGTAAATGTTAATAAAATACCCGACCAAAAAGCACAGTTTTTAAGTTTTTTTGTTGATTATATATCAACCCCACCATCCGATTCATCTTCATCGTCCAATGATTTAGCAGAAGACCAAAAAAAACAAGATTTAATTGATTACACATACAAGTTTCTAGAATTAGTTAAAGAAACTGATTTAAATGCATTAGTAACTAGCATAGACGATTTCCGCAATAATAATGAAGATAAGTTAAAAGATTATGATTCACAGAATGTAACAGAAGAACCCTCAGGGAAAAAAAGAAGAGGAAGAGGAGGAGGAGTTGATACACCTGTTCCTGACCTATCATCAGTAGCAACCCCATCATCAGCAACCCCATCACAAGCAATTCGAATAAAAACCACAGAACCTGAACCACCATTATTAGAGCCAGAGCCAGAATTTCCAATAGAACCTGGTTCTGGATTAAACGAACAAGCCAAAGGAGTTGGAATAAATGAAATGCCTGTTGAAATGCCTGTTGAAATGCCTGTTGAAATGCCTGTTGAAACACAAGATGAACCAGATGAATTACAATATTCTTATTCTACATTATTCGGTAAATATGGTTTTGATATGGCAATAAATGAAGATGGTGAATATGAACTACATATTTTAGACACACAGGAACAATATGATGCATATTTAAGAAAATATGGGTTACAAGAAGAAGATGAGACAGAAGAAGTAGAACAACAACAAGTAGGACAACAACAAGTAGAACAACAACAAGTACAAGCAGCAGAAGGAGGTAAAAGAAAAAAAACAAAGAAACACAAAAGAGTAAAATATAATACGAGAAGGGTTCCAAAGGTAAGATTGAATAAAAGCAAAAGGAAGGGTGTTAGAAAAGCAACAAAAACGAGATCAAGAAAATAAGTATAAAAAATAAATAAAAAATAAATAGTGTAATATATTATTTATTTTTCGCTTGTTAAAAGAAGTTAATATTTTCTGTATTTTTTGTTTTTTTTAGATTTACCAGAAAACATAGAAAAGAATTTGCGTGTCATTTGTTGTAAAAAGGGAACAGATTGTTCTCCAGTTTTAACAACCTTGGAACCAACATTTTCTAAACCAGATTTAACCTTAGGCATATATTTTCTGCTTGTGGATTTAACTATACTAACACTTTGATCAACAGTTTTGTTAATGATGTTTTTGTAATTTCTACGAGTTCTGTTTCTACGAGTTCTTTGACGAGCCATTATAAATTATACGAATAAAATAAATTTTAAAAAGTTAAAAAAGTTTTTTTAAAAGTTGAATATATGAGCGAAATAATAGATTTTATTAAAGAAAATTCGAAGATGATAATAATAATTGTAGTAGTTGTATTGCTTTTGTTAGTTGTAATAAATATAAAGGGTATAGATTTAAACCCTCCTAAACCAGAGACAAAATTGGTTCAACAAGTAACTGTAGAAACTTTAGATACAATGAATGGAAGTTCTATGGAAGATTCAAACGAGAATATAGAAAGAATGAAGTTAAACCCAGTAGAAAGTTTTTGTGAAAGTTATTTAGGTAATTCTCAAGAGTTAGAAGCAGCATGTAATCAGTTAACCGAGACGAATTGCGCTCAGGCTAGATGTTGTGGGTTCATAAAAAACGGATTAAACGCAGTAGACGAAGTAGGTCAATGTGTAGCGGGGGACCTACAAGGCCCTACATACAAGACGGACAAGGACGGCAAATTGATAACAATGGATGCCTACTATTATCTAGGGCAGCTGCCTACATAATGTAGGGAGCATATTTTCAAGTGTCTTCAGAATGCTGCCTTACATAATGTAGGCACCACGTCTAGCTGCCGCATTTTTATGCCAGAGTCCTGAGCCAATTGATCCACAATTTCGTCATTCTTGTAATCCTGTAAATATATCACCTCTTTTATGCCACACGCTGCTATCGAGCGGAAGCAATTTATACACGGATAATGCGTAACGTATATCTTGGCATCTGATAAACTGGCGCCTCTTTTGGCACAATCTGCTAGCGCATTGACTTCGCTGTGTATAATAGATTGCTCGTGGTCGTCTTTTAGACGTGAGATGTGTGGCGCACCTGGAATATAACCGTTGTAACCCATTGATATTAGACGGTTGTCTTTTACTACAACAGAGCCAACATGGAGCCGCTGACAAGGACTACGTTGAGACGCTAAGAGAGCAATTGACATAAAATATTCGTCCCAATTTAGCCGATCAATATTGTTATTATTATTTGTTTCACTTACAAGCTGACATATTTTCGAAAACATACTGTTTACCGTTATATTTTTAACATTTATTTTAGAAAACATACTATTTAATGTTATTTTATAATATGTTTTTAATTCGTTTATAATATTAGTTATTATTATGAATTTACATAACATACTCTATTCATGAAGTACATAACTCTTTTGGTGAGATTTTTTATAAATTAAAATAACAAATTTATTATAAAATAATAACTATTTATAAATTTTGATAAGTTGTGTTTTAACTGATAAAACGGTGTAAAATAGTTTATGTGTATAATGCTGTTGGTCTTGGACCTATGACAAGAAAACTAACTTCACCATTGTTGGTTGAAATGCGGAATGTAAATTTGGTTGCTGTAAAACTAATTAGTGTTAGGTTACATGGAAAATTTTGGTTTTCTTGTTTAACACTATTAAGTATAACGCAATATGGCACAGAATCGTAAGCAATTGGATAATCCATATAAAATTCGTTTTGTGTGCTTGAACCGGGGCTAACACCACTAGAAAAATCACTAAATTGAATCAATAAATCTCCTAAACAAAAATATCGTCCATAATAATTCCCACCTCCATTCAAATTGGTAATTAATGGTCCTATCGTAGGTGATGTATTTTTTATAATATCTATGTTAGGTGTTGCTGTCCCAGAAAAATTAGATAAAAAACCACTAAAACTCATATTATATTATCTAACTAAATAAAAAAATTGAATTGAAAATATATTAATATAGAATAATTATACTATATTTATATAAGAGACAATGATCATTCCTATTAAATGCTTTACCTGTGGCACTGTTTTAGCCGACAAATATCGTTATTATTGTGAAGAAGTTAGAAAAAGAAAGATGACTAAAGATTTACACGTTGAAAAGGTTATTTATTTAACCCCCGAATACAGTCAAAAAACCCCTGAAGCCGAAGTTTTAGATGAACTGAATTTAAAAAAGATGTGTTGTAGACGCCATATGTTAACACACGTTGATATTGAATAATTCATCCACCTTTAAAAAGGTGGAGCCAAAGTAAAAACAAAAACTTTAATATTATCCCACTTTTAAAAAATACTATTTTTTTTTAAAAGTATATTATATAATGCCACGAAAAACTAGTAATAAACGTAGTAATAAGAAACGAAAAACAAGAAAGCAGAAATTATATTTAATGCGCGGTTGTTCTAAAAACGCCAAGTCCTGTAAAAATAAGAAGAGTTTTTCATCTTTAGGTAAAGGTAACAATGATTGTCCTAAATGTGGTCCTAATTGTCACTGCGGACCAAAGTGTAATTGTCCTCATAAATGTCCCGGAACATGTTATTTAAATCGTCGATTAAAAGGCGGATCTAGTTCTAGTTCCGGATGTGGCTCTTGCGGATGTCCTATTGCTCCTTATCCAATGAATGG